ACATTCACTCGATCCAATGCGGATTGAGCAGCCAGAAGCGTCTTCTGACCAAACACAACTACTTCTCCCTTAGTCTGAGGGAATGCAGTAATTGGGTTAATGTCAACGTCATATAACGCATCGAGATTTGCTCTGCTTAATTTCACTTGAGACTCTAAAACATTCTTTAATGCGCCACGGGTGAAACCGGCGGGGGCAAACCACGGATATGCAACAGAGTCGTTCAATGCAAACGCACCAAGAACAGCCACACTCGGTGGCACCTTCACGTTCGTGGCGGTGCCTACATCTTTCATGATAACATCGGGAAAGTAGGCTGCAGCGAAAGAACTATCGAGATTTCTTCCAGCGAACGAGTTCACTGTGTTTGTCACACTAGTCAGCTGAGCAGAGCCTGTAACTATCTCGTTATATGTGTCCTTATTTTCAATATCCATGATATACATTGCGTCAAATCTTTCTTCGACAGCTTGTATTACATAGTCAGATACGGTCTTGTGTCGGATGCCAGGAACAGCGAGTAGTTGAATATCCACATCTGATCTTTCGGCAAGAACGTCCATCGCTTTTCTATACGCAGCAACTGTTGGTCCTGTTACACCGCCCTGAAGCGTTACATCAGCCATTTCCTTTGTGACCGCAATATTTGAAAACTTGCTCTTTTCGTCATTGAAGATGTTGACACCATCAAACCCACCCTGTACTATAAAGGAGAACTTGAGAAAACGCTTCACCGATGAAAGACCGAAGTCGTTCGCCACAGATAGCAACCGTGATCCACCCGATGCGTCTAATGTCCGTGCGGTACCATCGATGTCTGGAATACTAGCAGCAGCAGTACCGGTCCTACGGTACTGTGCCGCGGCCCATTGCTTAGCGTCTGCAACGGGTGTGTCGTCAGTGGTGACACATACCTGAATATTTTCTAGGCTGAAGAGGTTATTATTAAACCGGTCGGCATCCAATATCGTCCCGCTACTGTCAGCGGTTCCTTCGTTATTCCCTAGCATTGCTTTTCGCCCTGACTGAGAATAATTCGCGAAATATGTCGCATAATGCTTAATTGACGGATCAAGTTTTACATTTTTATTCGGCTCAGCAACAAGATCCTTCACCTCGAATTGAACGCCCCAGTAAAGCTCGGCAGCAAGGGCCTTCTTCGGTGTGGTGTTCTTAGACACTGTGGCTCGATATGGAATCGGATATTGGACCAATCGGGCAGGTACAGAAGTGTCAAGGAATGGGCTTGCAGAATCACCAGGAACACCGAATATCGATGAGCCAGAAGTAACGAGGTGCTGTATACCTCGGAATCCGACCGGTAGACAGTCAGTGGGGAGCTTCCCTTTATCAAGTTGTGTATTCGTTTCAACACGAATATAATTTGACTTGTTAGGATATGCGCCTTCGAGAACCAATTTCTGAGAACCAACTCGCTTATCAAAATCGTAATACAAACGATAGTTGCCGATTTGACGGGCGACATAGCGATCTGATCCAGGGTCCAAAGAAAGCTTTGAGAACTTCTCTATAACAATAGGTTCGGCATCGGTATCATTATAGTCCCTAACCAGCAAATCAAACGCGCCATACGGTTGGTTCACATTTGTGGACTTTGCAATATTTTCAATAGAAATTTTCACGCGAGTGTTTCCAATTGCGCCGTCGTCTAATGCATGAACCCTAAAGAGGTTGTTGTTTTTGCCGCCGTACTTCTGTGATATAACATAAGGCGAAACAGCGGTGCGGAATCGATCTTTGAAACTATCAAAATCAGGAACATTAGAATCGCTAGAATTCGCTCTTGTTATCGAAGATGTCATAAGAAGGGCAATATCTTCATTTGATACTGTTGAGCCCTCTGTCGCGGCGGCATACGTCGCTGACACAAGTGCCGACCCGCTTGGGTATGCAATTGCGGGGTAAACATCCCAATGAGCATACAGATAATGACCAGCGTTCTGGAGCTTTGTGGGATCGGTGTTTAGAATATTTGCAAAGTAATTTGGTACATTCGGATCAAAAGATGCTGTTACAATCGTTGGATACGCGTCGGTGTGGGCATGCCCATTTAGAAGCATTACGAATTCTTGTCTTCCGCCCGCAAGGTTTACGGCTCCAACGGAAGAGCCAGCATTTTCAGCGGCACCTGTTCCAAAAGCGCTACCAGCAGCGTAATTTAACGCAGAGGGGGATCCGAGAGGCGTATTGTTTGTGACAGACGATCTTGATGCGCTCAATGCTGGAACCACGCCGGAAGGAACCATAACAACACCGCGTAAAATCGGCTGGGTGGCTTGCAGGCCGGCGTCGCTGAATGCAGCTGAGCTACCCGACTCCACCATAATGACACCAAGAAGATGGGTACGTCCAAGCACACCAGCATTCGTAGAAGTGGAACCCGCATACGCATTTGGGCCAATCAAACCATTTACTTTCGCTTCTTGAGCGCCCACAGTGAAGCCAGCATTTGTGACATCGCCACCGCTATTTCTTTTCTTGCCGTCTCCGACACCGAGCAGTCTTAAATAGGTACCTGCCTTCGCATAATTAAGCCACTGGCGCATCGCCATTGGCCCAAACTTTACACCGTCCGTGTTTCCAAATTCTGCAACGAAATCAGCAAAAGTCGCGACCGTAATGGGAACGAATGCTCGGCCCTGATCTGCTGTACCTATAACACCCGCAGGAGTGCCGGTCGGTGCAGCCTTAGTTGGACCTGATAAATCGATTTCTCTTGTAGAAACCCCAGGACTCTTAAATGTCAGTTCAGCCATTTCTAAAAATCTCCTGTTCTCTCTTAACTATATCACGCAAAATCTACACCGCTGTTTGTGATGATAAAATCTATCGCAATAAATTCAATTGCCCTTGTCGGTACAATAACGATTCGACCATTCAGCTTGTTGCTTTCAACATCTTCCGCGGTATTATTGGTGTCATCCATAACAACCTTAAAAGACTCTATACCTTGCTGCGCTTGAATCGCGGCGAGCAACGGAGTAACTAGATTTATGAATCGTGCTCTTGTAGCGGCGTTATTTGGCTCAAAAAGAATCTTGTTAGCAACGCCAACAACCTGTCGCTTCAACTCAAGCAACATCCGACGGACGTTCACTCGATCCAACGCAGACTGTGAAAGCTGCATTGTCTTCTGACCAAAGATCACAAAGCCACCATTCGGGAAGTTTGCGATGGGGTTGACTCGGTTATCGTATAAATCGTCTCTATCACTAGCAGTCAATCTTACGTCAGTGTTCGTAACGATCCCTAATCCACCGCGGTTGAAACCAGCGGGAGCGAACCACGGATATGCGACAGCGTCGTTATACCCAAGCGCAGCAATAGCGGCAATAGAGGGTGGAACCCGTACGGCCTCCCCAGTGTTGGAGTCGGTAATATACACATCAGGGAAGTATGTCGCGCAATAATTGTTATCAATAGCTCTTGACTCGAATTGCTCCGCAGTTTCTCTCACATCAGGAGTTGAATTCGAAGCGCTAACCAACAGCGACCTAACCTCATCACCAAATAGGCGTGTGGAACTCTCTGACCACGATGGAATGTCCATCAAGTATATCGCCATAGAATAATCCCGTACTCTATTGGCGGCCCAATCAGTGACATATGCGTCACGGATTCCAGGGATTGCCAGTATATTGTTCCGTACCGTCATCGGGTCGGTCATGATACGAGCAGCCTCTCTGTAGGCGAAAATATTGTTATTCAATCGTCCGGATCCAGCAGGATTTGTGCTGAGGCCGATTTTTGCCGATGTGAATTCTGATGAAGCTTTTCCAGTTTCTCCAGAAGCGTCTGTTGAAGCTGCTCTGTCATTCATCAACGACATATCCTTGTCGAGAATATTAAGCCCATCAAACCCACCATACAGGGGTGTGGTGAACTTGAGATAACTCGTGAATCGGTTGAAGTGCACTGACGATGAATTAACTAACGAAGCGAAAGTAACTCGATCCCCAGCACCATCGGGGTCACTGACCGCGTATGTCTGTGAGTCAGGTACACCATTTCTGATGTATGATGCTTCAAGCATGTGTTCCTTAGCAGACCCTGTCACACTTGCAAGCAGCGTCGCTGTCGTTGAGCCGGCCATTGCAATGGCCACCTTCGCGAGGGAGAACTTGTTAGCATTGAATGTATCGATCGCGGAGCCTGTCACCAACGAATCAAGCTTCAAAATACCCTGCATTTTTGTGTATGCAGATACGGTAGCGTTTGGCAGCGAAGACACATTCTGGTCTAATACTGCGTTGGTTAAGCTGCCTGTACTCGGGCACCGCTCAAACTTGGCGCCCCAATAGAAGCGACCATCAACCCGCTCATCGTCACCTGGAAGTCCCGAGAGCCACGGCGAAGAATTGACACCCCCGCGGGTCACCTTAAACCTCATTGGTAATGGAGGAACAATGGAGCCTGTAAGTTGGTATGCACCAGAGATTCGTCCAGCAAGACGTACATTATCTATATGGCCGTACTGGACTCCATCAACCACCAGTGGAGTCTTCCTATCATCTGTCAAGCTATCTGAAGTCTTAATAACAGGTATACCAGCAAAACCAAACGGCAGGGCATCAGAAGGTATTTCATTCCTATAAACAGCATCGCTTATAACGACTCTAACATGGACAGATTGGTTCGGGTACTTTCCACCAACGATTATTCTTCTTTCGTCATCATTTTCAGCATCGAAATTGTACCATGCTTTATAGTCTCCAACCTTCCGAGCAACAAAGCTATCTGAATTCGGATCAAGCGTACACTCTGGATAGCTTTCCAAGATTTCGGGATCTAGATCTGTGTCGCCAAAACGACGAACTTGAACCTCAAACGTACCATAAGGGTAATTCTTGTTTGAGCTAGCTCTAAGATTTGCAATAGAGACCTTGACTTTATCATTTCCATATGCACCATCAGAGAGGCTCTCAAAATAGAACAGTGAGTGCTCAGTGCTGCCATACGGTTGCGACAATATAGAGGGAGACCGAGGAGTCGTATATCGTGTGTCGAAACGGCCGAACAACATCGTGAATCGATTGGCATCACCAGACGCTAGTTGCTTACCCCAGTTTCCAGAACCAGACAAGATCGCAACAGACCCTGCATCTGTCAGGACAGGGGCAATTTCATGCTCTACAGCAAAATCCATGTGAAGGAGGTGCTGATTCGCATAGAACTTTGTGGGATCAGTGTTCAAAACATTCGCAATGTACGCAGGACTCGAGGGATCGAGCGATGCAGTTATAATTTTAACCCCTGGATAACTTGGAAGTTGATTGCAGAAAGATGAACCAAGAGAAGAAGAAATTGCAAGTAAGAAATTTCCACCAATATTATTTGCAGTGGCGGTCGGTGCGCAGTCATCTACCATGTGGTTAGCCCACGTATCACCAACATCCATCACTTGAATTCTTGACGCCACAGCGCTAAAGAGTACTCCTCTTACCATATGGAGCGCGTTTGAATTACTAAAGCTTGGGTTGTCTGTAAATTCTGGTATCGCGGCAGCTTCGTTCGCGTCGGCATCATGCTTAGCCACTAAAAACTGTACTACACCATTTTGAGCGTTATTTGTTGACGGGGAAGCAGACACGTTCCCAGAGAGAACAAAGCCCGCGTTTACAACTGTACCAAAAGTTTGAGTTGTTGTTATGTTTGTTGTAGATTCATTTGCACCCGCTCCTAGAACACGCATGTATGTTGCAGCTGTTCTGTTCTGAAGAAATGCCTGTACGGCATACGGTCCAAAGCGGTCTGGATCGATATCTCCAAAGCGGTTCAAAAAATCTTGAAAACTACCGACTGTTACGGGTACAAATGCCGGCCCCTTCACAGCAGTACCTATGATTCCTGCTGGAACACCCGTTATTTCGGTCTTTCTCGTTGACGCATCTATTTCGCGTTCGAAAAAGCCTGGGGATCTAAATGTCTGTTCTGCCATGAGTCAGGTCTCCTGGATCTACTTTCATCACAAATAACTATTTCGTGCAAAGGGTAAATGTCACATCAATCCTTGAAGAGATCGCCTAAATCGATAGATAATCCATACGATGGGTATTTTGACTGTCGAAAAACCGTCTCTCCCTTCTTGTTGTTCGCATATAACACGTTGTATTGTGATGTTTCATCCT